CGATCAGTGGGAAGTCGTGGAATTACCGGCTATTTTTGATGACGGTAAGCCGTGTTGGCCGGAATACTGGAGTTTGGAGGATTTGACTTCGGTAAAAGCGTCGATTCCGCCGGGCAAATGGAACGCGCAGTACCAGCAGAACCCTACGGGTGAGGAAAACGCCATAATTCCACGCGAGTGGTGGAAAAAATGGGAAAAAAATACGGTGCCCAACTTACAATATGTAATTCAGAGTTATGATACGGCGTTTACCAAGCGGGAAACGTCGGATTTTTCGGCTATTACGACGTGGGGGGTGTTTTATCCTAACGAATCGGGGCAGCCGGGACTTATACTTTTGGACAGCAAGAAGGGTCGATGGGATTTTCCGGAGCTAAAAGAGGTGGCTTTGGAGAATTATAAGTTTTGGGACCCCGACACCGTCATTGTTGAGGCAAAGGCGAGTGGTTTGCCCTTGACCCACGAGCTACGGAACATGGGTATACCGGTTGTAAACTTCACACCGAGTAAAGGTAACGACAAAGTGTCGCGGGTACATAGTGTTTCGCCGTTATTTGAGGCTGGAATGGTCTGGGTCCCCGACGAAGTATTCGCGGATGAGTTGATTGAAGAGGTCGCGGCCTTTCCTAACGGAGAATACGACGACTTGGTGGATAGTATGACACAAGCTTTAATGCGGTATCGTCAAGGAAATTTTGTTCAATTACCGACTGATAGTTGGGAAAATGAGGAAAGTTCTGATAGAGTACGGGTATATTATTAATCTAGTAGAATTGCGCTAATACTATCTAAAGGGTCGTTTATGGCAGAGGCTAACAAAGGATTTGGAACCTTCATGGAAAATACGGTTCCTTCGCAACTTGATGAAGCGGACTTGGAGGCCGAATTAGAGTTAGAGATCCCCGGCTCACGGAACACGGTTCAAGCAATGATTGAAGCTGAAGACGTTGGTCAAATTGAGATTGAGCAGGAAGAAGATGGCGGCGTTACTATTGATTTTGAGCCGATGGATGAGCGCCAAGGCGATGATGATTTTTACGCTAATCTTGCTGAGGATATTCCTACCAGAGAACTACAGCGCATTGCCAGCGAGTTACTGGGAGAGTTTGATGCGAACAAGGCTAGTCGTCAAGAATGGGAAGAGGCGTATGCCAACGGTTTAGAACTTCTTGGATTTAATTACGAGGAGCGCACACAACCCTTCCGTGGCGCGTCGTCCGTGACTCATCCTTTATTGGCAGAGGCTGCTACACAATTTCAGGCGCAAGCGTTTAACGAGTTATTACCAGCGGGTGGTCCTGTTCGTACGGTTGTGATGGGCAAAGAGACACGAGAGAAAGTCGGTCAGGCAAAGCGCGTAAAAAGTTTTATGAATTACTACATCACAAATGTGATGGAGGATTACACGCCGGACATGGATCAGATGTTGTTTTATTTGCCGCTGGCGGGTTCTACGTTTAAGAAAACTTATTATGACGACACTATGGGTCGTGCGGTATCTAAGTTTGTTCCTGCTGAAAATTTAGTTGTTCCGTATGAGACTTCAGATTTAGACACTTGTCCTAATATTACTCAGATATTTAAGATGAGTTTGAATGATTTAAGAAAAAAACAAATTGCGGGTTTTTACCGAGATATAGACGTTATCCCGGCACAAGCTGATCTAAGCAGTGTTTCAGAAGAATTAAATAAAATTGAAGGGGTAGAGCCCTCTCAGATTGATTACGACTGCACTTTACTAGAGTGTCATGTAGATTTAGATCTAGAGGGTTACGAAGAGATAGATGAGGATGGGGAGCCTACCGGAATAAAGATTCCATACGTTGTTACTATTTCAGAGGACAACGGTCAGGTTTTGTCTATAAGGCGGAACTATTTAGAAGAAGATGAGTTAAAGAAGAAGATTCAATATTTTACTCACTTTAAATTTTTGCCCGGTTTTGGTTTTTATGGACTAGGTTTGATACACACTATTGGCGGTTTGTCACGGACGGCTACTGCTGCGTTGAGACAATTAATCGATGCTGGTACTTTGTCCAACCTACCTGCTGGTTTTAAAGCCAGAGGACTTCGTATCAGGGACGATGATAATCCACTTCAGCCCGGTGAATTTAGAGATGTGGACGCTCCGGGCGGTGCCATCCGTGACTCCCTTATGCCCCTACCTTTCAAGGGCCCTGACCAGACATTGTTTCAACTGTTAGGTTTTGTGGTTCAGGCCGGTCAGAGATTCGCCACCATTACCGACATGAAAGTGGGTGACGGTAATCAAAATGCTGCGGTAGGAACTACGATTGCAATGTTGGAGCAAGGCTCTCGTGTGATGAGCGCTGTGCATAAACGGTTGCATTATGGTATGAGGCAGGAGTTTAAGATTTTGTCTCGTGTGATGAGCGAGAGTTTACCGCAAGAATATCCTTACTCTATTGAAGGCGAAGACGCAAATGTCATGCGTACCGATTTTGATGATAGAGTAGACGTGATTCCGGTAAGTAATCCCAACGTATTTAGTCAGGCGCAACGTATTGTACTAGCGCAAACAAAATTACAATTAGCGGGTGCTGCACCGGAATTACATAACATGCACGAAGTTTATCGTGATATGTACGAAGCGCTTGGTGTGACAGACACCGACCGGATAATGAAGTCGGTTCCTGAAGAAGAACCCACGCCTATTGATCCGGCTCAAGAAAATATTGATTCTTTAGACATGTTGCCGCTAAAAGCTTTTGAAGGTCAAAACCATCAAGCGCACATCACGGCACACTTAGTGTTTGGGTCTAGCCCGATGGTTGGTTCATTGCCTCCTGTTGCAATGTCTTTACAGAAGCATGTAATGGAACATGTAAAGATTGCCGCTCAAGAACAAGCTATGACTACTTATTCTCAACAAAAAGCTCAGATGGGACAAGCTGTTTCTCCTGAAGAAGAGATGTTGCAGGTGGAGCAGTTGATAGCACAATTTGTAGCAGAAGGTATGCAACAGGTTAAACAGGTGTCTGGACAATTGTCGGGAGCAGGTACACCCGATCCGTTAGTTAAGCTAAAAGAAGCTGAACTTCAATTAAAAGCACAAGCTGAACAGAATGACGCGCAATTAGATTCTCAGAAACTTAATTTAGATGCTCAAGCCTTACAAGCCAGAAAAGATCAATTCCAGCAAAGGCTTCAATCACAGGAAGCTCAAACTGCTGCTAGAATACAATCTGCAATGCAACGAGAGTTACTTAAAAAGCAACAATAGGAGACTAACATGAAGGCAAAAGTAAAGTGTATGGGTTCGGTTCCAGCTAACCCATCAAAAGCAGTACAGTATGCGGACATTAAGGGTCAAGGTAGAATTCCTTACGGAAAGACTGCCGATGCTCCGATGGCAGGCGATACTCCAAAAAGAATGACTATGCGTGGGGCGGGAGCAGCTATTAAAGGTACAAAGTTTACGGGTTATTAAATTTATGCGTAAAATATTAAAACAATTTTTTTCTTGGTTTTTGTCTAAATTAGGCATTGGTATTTGTCAGTGTTCTAAGTAAGGAGCTTGTATGGCAATACTCAGCGCACTCATTGGACCAGTAACTGGACTTTTAGATAAATTTGTTGAAGATAAAGATCAGAAGGCGGCTTTAGCACATGAAATTTCGACGATGGCGGACAGGCATGCGCAACAACTTGCCCTTGCACAAGTTGAAGTCAATAAAGCGGAGGCAGCTAGTGGCTCTGTCTGGAAAGGTGGTTGGAGACCTTTTGTGGGTTGGGTGTGTGGCACTGCCTTTGCTTATCATTTTGTCATTCAGCCTTTGGCTATTTTTATCGTTGCTGCCTACGGTATGGAAATACCTGCTTTACCTGAGTTCGACATGGGTCAATTAATGACGGTTCTTATGGGTATGCTAGGTCTTGGGGGTTTACGAAGCTTTGAAAAAAGCAAAGGAGTGACTAAATAATGGCACGACTTAAACTAGACGCACCGATTAGAACTAAGATAAAAAAGAAAACATCTATAGGGAGTTCTGTAAATTCTAGACCTCGTAGCAAAAACGATAAAAGAAGCTTTAAGAGGTATCGTGGTCAGGGACGGTAATGAAAAATATTTTAATAAGAACAATAACGTTTGTTTTTTTGTTTTGTGCTACCTCGTCTTTAGCGCAAACTAACACTATTAGCAGCACCGTCTCTAGTACTGTTTCTAGTTCTTCTAACACCGTTGGCACGACCACGGTTGATCGGACACCCAGCACAGCTAATTCACCTAATGTTGTAATAAACAATAGCGACATTTGTACGACAGGGGTTTCGGGGGCGGTTCAGACTCAAATTTTTGGAATATCTGGTGGTAAAGCCGTTAGAGACCTTAATTGTGAAAACCTTAAACTATCTAAGCAATTGTATTCTATGGGTATGAAAGTAGCTGCGGTTTCTTTGCTTTGTATGTCGGACGCTAGAGTTTTTCAAGCAATGTGGGATGCTGGTACATATTGCCCTATAGACGGTCTAATAGGTAAAAAAGCAAAGCAAGCATGGCTATCTAGTTTGCATCGAGTCCCAGAAGGAGCTTTGATTTCACAAAAAGAAAATTTAGCTATGTTGGACAAAGAGTCTAAACGTAATGCCCGAAAACCACATAAAGGCAAGCCTAAGTGGCCAAACTATACTCGATAGTTTTATTGTTCTTTTGCGCTAGTGCTGTAGCAGAAGATACCACTAACAATCTGGTAGACAACAACAACTGGTCTATTAAAGGAGATGTTTATACTTGTACGGATTGTAAATGGAACGGTGCGGGACAGTCTATGAATCAAAACGCAGACATTATTTGGGTTTACAGCGACGAGCAAGGCACCGTATCTCAAACGTTTGATTTAACTCCGTACAATGACATTGGTCAAATTGATTACGGGATGAGTTCTTTTGGTTGTAACAACACCCCCGGAGATGGAGGTTTTAGTTGTCATCAAACAAGTCAACCTGAGTACTACGATAAAATAACAGTAGAGTTAAATTATGGCGGCCAACTGTATACAGATACTGTTACTTTAGACTATAACAATTTTTATGTAGATTACTCATTTTCCGCAGAAACCACGTTTGACGCGGACAGCGCAATATTAAGTTTTTCTTCTATTGACCCCGCCGCATATTCACAGTGGTATATGGCAGGAGCAACGCACAGTGCTTTTTTTAATGTCACTTACAATGTTGTAGATTTGATAACTACAACACCTTCTTTAATAAATCCAGAGCCTGATTTTGTAGTGGATGTGCCGCAAGTTTCAGTGGACATCCCCCTCCAGTCTATTGAGATAGCTCCCTCACAGCCAGAAGTTATAAGTGTAATTGAGGTCCCTATGGATTCAGTAGGGTCGGCAGTCCCTGATATTACTATGCCGGATGCCGCTCCTGTTATTATTGAAATTGCAGAGATACAGGACTTAGATATAGCCCCCGTGTCCGTTAATCCTATGGAGGCTCCAGAACCCGAAATTGTTGTAGAAATGGACCTTACTGAATCTTCTCCCGAACCTGAAATGCAAACGGACCTATCTGAACCCGAACAACAAATGGAAGCTAAAGAACCTGAGCCCGAGCCTACACAAGAAGCCGAAGCAGAAGCACAAGAATCAGAAGAAAAGTCAGAGCCTGAACCTGTTAGCGAACCAGAACAGGAACAGGAAATGGACGTAGCTAAAGAGCCTGAGCCAGAGCAACAAGAAGAGAAGGAATTAAGTTCCGAGGCTAAGGACAACACAAAATCAAACAGCGCGGGGAATACTTTAGTTGTACGGATTAACGCTGCGGATATGGATCAAGTCGCAGCAAACTTTGATTCTGTTTATAATGCCCAAGCGCAAGCAGTGGCTATTGCTGTAATGACTATGACCTCTCAAGGTTATGAAAATTTACCTAGACTTCAGGACGTAGAGTTTTATGAAGACAAAGGTTTAAAAGATAAAAAGAACTTTAAAGATAGAATTTGGGGTTCAATTTACAGAGATGATAAACTCTGGTCAGAAATGGTGGATGTTCAATATGAGTACTGAAATTAATATTGGCGGTGTAAAGTTTACTGGCGGCAAGATGTTTGCAGTTTTAACTGCTTTAGGTAGCGCTGCGGGTGTCGTATGGGGGGCAGCCTTGCTTTGGGATGATTACGAAGGTCACAAGAAAAAACTGGCTAATCTTAACCCTGCTGCGATTGCTGTTCAAGTAGAAACTTCTATGATTAAAGTTGAGGAGGCAATAGGATATGCAAAAGATATTAAACAAGATTTACGAACGGACGTTATCAATGTTGAAAACGCTATGGACGATGTTCACAAGTCTATACGAGAAGTTGAAAACAGGAATCGTGTGCTTGTATCAGAAGCTAAAAGATGGTTTGACGAAAAGTTGTCAATAATTGAAACACAAGGACAATCCGCAGAAGCAAATAACCGGAAAGTCATGCAAGATTTCCAACAATGGTTTGACGAAAAAATAGACAAAGTAGATCAAAAATCACAGGCTTTTGAAGAGGATCATCTTAAATCGGTTCAAGACTTTCAAAGGTGGTTTGAGGAACGAGTGCAAACCTACGAAGACAGATCAAACGCTCAATTAGACAAAGCCCGAGCAAATTTGTCCACTGCTCAAGAGTTATTTGATGCAAGGGTAATCGCAATTAATGAGTCTTTGCTTGAGTCCGAGCAACGAACCAAACAAACAGTAACTGAGGCTCAGAAGTGGTTTGACGAGCGTGTTGTTTCTACCGAATCAAGACTTAAAGAGGTAGAGGAAAGAATGAACAAAAGGATTGACCGTGCTTTAACTAACATATTAGCTGACCAATAAAGGATGTAAATGACGTTTAAACTTTCAGAAAGAAGTATTGACCGGTTAAAAGGTTTAGATTCTAGTTTAATAGATGTGGTAAACAGAGCCATAGATCTAACTGAAATAGACTTTGGGGTTTCTGAAGGGCTAAGAACCTTAGAGCGGCAAAAAGAGCTAGTAGAAAAAGGTGCTAGTCAAACTTTAAAAAGCAAGCATTTAGGTGGAAAAGCTGTTGATTTGGTGGCTTATATAGGTCCTAGGGTAAGCTGGGAGCTAAGTGTTTACGACGATATAGCGGATGCTATGCGTCAGGCTGCCAAAGAACTAGACGTAACGCTTAGATGGGGCGCAGCTTGGCACAAAAATTTATCGGACTCTGATATGTCCGCAGAAGATTTAATGAATGAATATATTGATTTAAGGCGTTCTCAGAACAGAAGACCTTTTATAGACGCTCCACATTTTGAACTTGCATAAGTACTAGCATACTTCGTATAAGATATGCTAAGATAATCTACGATTTTATTAGACAATATGCGAGGAGTAATGGATGAGATATATGTAGCAGAAGCAGTTTTTAGGATTATTCGAGATCGACAAGCTGGAATTGTAGATTTAATGCAATACGGCAATGTTAAATCAATGGAACAATATCGTGAGCTTATGGGAAATTTAGATTCCTTAAATCACGTTGAACAGGAACTCAAGGGCCTGCTAGAAAAACAGGAGCAATCTGATGACTGAAAAAGTAATGCCTAATTTGGCAGAAGCATACGTAGATAAACCCGTTTTAAATCCTGAATTAATAACCGCTTCTTTATTAGAGCGGTTGCCGCAACCAACCGGTTGGCGAGTATTAATTCTTCCTTATAAGGGTAAAGCTAAAACAGAAAGCGGTATTTTTTTACCGGATGAGGTTCAAGACAAAAAACAAGTTTCAACTCAAGTGGGTTACGTCTTGAAGTTAGGACCTTTAGCTTATAAAGATCAAGATAAATTTCCATCGGGGCCTTGGTGTGAAGAAAAGCAGTGGGTTATGTTTGCCCGTTATGCTGGTTCTCGCTTTCAAATTGACGGTGGTGAAGTAAGAATTCTTAATGACGATGAAATTCTTGCTTCTATTCTTGACCCAGAAGACATTCATCACTTATAAGGAATAAATTATGGCTGAAACACAGGAAAATTACGAAGTAGACAATGAACCGGATACCGAAGTAGAGGTTTTAGAGACAGAGGAGTCTTCACAAGAAGAGGTATCGGTAACTGGCGAAAGCGAAGACAGTTCAGAAGATCAGTTTAAAAAAGCTGAATCGGCTACTCAAAAAAGAATAGACCGTTTAACTAAAAAAATGAGAGAAGCTGAACGGAGAGAGCAAGAAGCAATCAATTATGCTCGACAAGTTCAGACAGAAGCAGAACAAATTAAAGAACGTATGAATAACTTGGACACTAGCTATGTATCTGAGTTTACTACCCGTGTTGGAGCTCAAATGGAGCAAGCGGAAAATGATCTTTCTCGTGCGATGGAATTAGGAGACACTAAATCAGCCGTAGAAGCGCAAAGAAAGATAACGACCTTGGCTATACAAGCAGACAGGGCAGAGCAAGCTAAGGCGCAACAAGCCCAATACGCTCAACAAGTTAAAAATAACCCTCCTGCCGACCCCGTAGCGCAGCCACAACAGGCTAGGAGACCGGACCCCAAAGCAGAAGAATGGGCCTTAAAGAACAAGTGGTTTGGAGAGGATCAAGCTATGACCTATGCGGTCTTTGGATTACATAAAAAATTAGTGGAAGAGGAAAGATTTGACCCGCAGAGTGATGAGTACTATACTGAGCTAGATCGACGAATGTCGGAAGAGTTTCCGCACAAGTTGAAAGGTAAAAGCAAAAGGCCCGTCCAGACCGTTGCTTCTGCTTCAAGAACAGCTACTTCTGGGCGCAGTGGGAGAAAGGTTCGTCTCACTCCGAGCCAAGTCGCAATAGCGAAAAAATTGGGTGTGCCACTTGAAGAATACGCGAAATACGTGAAGGAGTAATAAAGATGACTGAACAAAACAAGATCGATAGAACCCCTCGCGCAACTAAAACTAGGGAGAAACAAGCTGTGCGTAAACCTTGGGCTCCCCCCTCTGTATTAGATGCACCGCCTGCTCCAGACGGTTTTAAGCATCGTTGGCTCCGCGCAGAAACAAGAGGATTTGACGATACTAAAAACGTTAGTTCTAAATTACGGGAAGGTTGGGAGTTAGTTCGTAAAGACGAATACCCCGATTTTGAAGGTCCTGTGGTTGAATCAGGTAAATATTCAGGTGTTTTTGGTCAGGGTGGATTGATTCTTGCAAGAATGCCTATAGAAACAGTACAAGAAAGGACTGATCACTTCAGAAGAAGAAGTCAGGACCAGATTGATGCTGTGGATCATGACATGCTGCGAGAAAATTCACATTCGACAATGACGATTAATAAACCTGATCGTCAATCTCGTGTAACTTTTGGTGGTCCTAAAAAATAAAGTAGGACTGCTCTTTTAGGAGAAAAATACTATGGCAAATGCAACAACCGCCTATGGTCTTCGTCCTATTGGGCTAGTTGGAAGTGGTGTAAACTCAACAGGTGTAACTGAGTATGAGATTGCTTCTGACAACACTAATGCTATTTTTCAGTACTCCATCTGCGTTCCTTTAGCAGCGGGTGTTATTGATCAAGCTGGTGCCACAAATGGTGGAACCACGCAAGCATTGGGTGTCCTTATGGGCGTACAGTACCATGATTCTGTACAGAAAAAACCAGTATTTATTAACTACTGGCCCGGTTCAAACTCTGTTAGCGTAGACACTAACCATCCAGTTAAAGCCTTCGTAGCAGATAACCCAAACCAGCTATTTAAAGTGGCGTCAGATGCTTCCTTGACAGACCGTGCAACGGCTCTGGCAGCAGTGTTTGCAAATGCGTCGCTTGGCACCTCTGCGCGAACAGGCAGCACCAATACGGGCTGTTCTAATAGTGCTTTAGGCGTTTCTACTATTGCAACTACTGCGACACTACCACTTAGGGTTGTCGGTATTATGGATGATGAAGCTAACAGCGATTTTGCTGCGGCGGGTATTCCACTTGTAGTTAGATTAAACGCACATTTTAACGCCGGAACCCGTAGGTTTGATTCACAAACCACTGCGGATTCTCTCGGCATTTAAGGAGGGTTAGATAATGGCTATTTCTCGCGCACAACTGGCGAAAGAGCTAGAACCCGGCCTTAATGCCTTGTTCGGGCTCGAATACAATCGTTACGAAAACGAGCATTCTGAAATCTTTGAGGAAGAGTCTTCGGACAGAGCCTTTGAAGAAGAAGTAATGCTTGCTGGTTTTTCTACTGCTCCTGTTAAAAATGAGGGTAACGCCATCACTTTTGACGATGCACAGGAAACATTTACAGCTCGTTACACACATGAAACAATTGCGCTTGCATTTTCGATTACAGAAGAGGCTGTCGAAGACAACCTTTATGATCGTCTTGCTTCGCGCTATACAAAGGCTCTTGCACGTTCAATGGCCCAGACAAAACAAATCAAGGCGGCTTCTATTTTGAACAATGCGTTCAATACGGGCTCCCCTGTTGGTGACGGTGCCGCGCTTTGCTCGGCAGCTCACCCAAGTATGTCTGGTAACCAAAGAAACGTATTGTCCGTAGCTGCTGACCTCAACGAGACTTCTCTTGAGCAAATGCTTATTGACATTGCGGGTCTTACCGATGAGCGTGGTCTAAAGATTGCGGTTCGTGGTACAAAGTTAATTATTCCTAAAGAACTGCAATTTATCGCAGAGCGGGTTATTAACTCTAATCTCCGTCCCGGATCAGCCGACAACGATCTTAATGCAACAAAGAGCATGGGAATGCTTCCTGAAGGCGCAGTGGTAAACCACTTCCTAACGGATACCGATGCTTTCTTCATTAAGACTGATGCACCTAACGGATTCAAATACTTCAACCGTTCGCCAATTAAAACGGCAATGGAAGGTGATTTTGATACCGGCAACATGCGATTCAAAGCACGAGAGCGTTACAGCTTTGGTGTTTCTGATTGGCGCGCCGTTTTCGGCACACCGGGTGCGTAACTTCTTGTAAAATAAGATAAATTTTATTTTGTAAGATTGAGAAAGGGGTAGGTAAAACTATCCCTTTCTTTTTACTTAAATTTTTTGTATTCTATACATAACCTGACAGTTGCAATGGTGCGACTGACATTTGCCAAGACAGGAGACTTATATGGCTAATACTACATTTAGCGGACCAGTACGGTCGCTCAACGGTTTTGAGACCGTTTCTAAAAACGCCACTACAGGCGCAATCACTATTACTAGCGGTAGCAAAATGGCGGTAGAAGCTGCGGCCAATGCGGGTATTGAAGGCACTGCGGCTGTTTATGTAACTCAAGTAGAAAGATTTAAAAGCGACACTGACACCAACGTTAATGTCGTAAAAACAACTCTTCTTATTGACCTAACCGGATTGAGATCAACCGCTGCCGGAGACATTATTGGTAAAAACGGTGAGGGCGTTGCTTATATTGGTCAAGTTACCACAGCAAACCAAGGCACTGTGTTTGGCGTGACTATGCAATGTCTTGAAACTCCTGCTGGTGGAGACCCGGATATTAACTTACATTCGGCTACCGAAGGAACAGGTGTTGAAGATACCCCGATCTCTAATTTAACTGAGACTTTGATTATTAACTCAGGAGACTTAACTGCGGGTAGTTTAGTTGCGGGTGGTGACATTGCGGCTGATCAGTTTTTGTATTTAACAGCGGGTGCTACAACCGATGCGGACTACACTGCCGGTAGGTTGCTTATTACAATCATTGGTTATGACGTTGCTTCTTAATAGGAGACCATGTGGGGGTTAGTAACCCCCACTTAACTTTAAGGAGATTAATATGTCAGGATCAGATGTAAGAGCTATAACATTTCTAAATAGCCTTTCCGCAAGCAGCACTTCCGTAGCCGCCGCTGCGACCACTACGGGAACTGCTTCGCTTACGCTTACGGCAGCAGCGGGAACCGGTGCGTTTCATGCTACCAATCAAGCGGCAAAAGTTACTTTAACTTCTACGGGAAATCTTTCTGGAATTACCGTTACCATTACGGGAACGGATATTGCAGGGAACGTTCAGTCAGAAGACATTGCAGGGCCTAATAACACCACCGTCACTTCTACTAAATTTTTTGACACTGTTACTTCTGTAGCGGGAGATGCGTCTATAGGTACAAACATGAGTGTTGGTGTTGCAGCGGGTACTACAGGTGGTCAAGCAAAAATATTTGGTGGTCGCACTCGTTTAAGAGGTATGCATGCTACTACCGGAGGAACTGTCGGCAACATTAGTTTTTTTAACAGCACTCCTGTTTCAGGGACGGCTGTTTTTTCCATTCAAGTGGCTACTACCACTAAAGATTATGTAGATCCTTTTATTCCAGATGAAGGGCTAGTCTTTTCAGATGGTTGTTATGTAGATTTACCAGCAGGAACAACAGTAAGTTTTACCGCTTTTTTTAATTAACTTTAAACAAAAGAGTTATGGCTACAACAAAAAATGTAACTAGAACTCCTTCGGGAAAAATTAAATATCGGGGAGAAACTTTTGCGGGTTTTAACAAACCAAAAAGAACCCCCGGTAGTTCTAAAAAAAGCGCGGTATTAGCTAAAAAAGGGGACCAAATTAAACTTGTTCGTTTCGGCGATTCAAATATGTCTATTAAAAAAGATCAACCTTCTAGAAGAAAAAGTTTTAGAGCTCGTCACTCTTGCGATACGGCTAAAGACAAGTTTTCTGCTAGGTATTGGTCTTGTAAAGCGTGGTAAAAAATGGATTCTTTAACCCCTGAAGAAGTACTAAACAAGTTGGCGCATCACGAAATGAAGTGTGATCTTCGTTACAAAAACATTGAAGAAAGATTAGATTCACAAAAAGAAGACTTAAAAGGTCTTAGTAATAAATTATGGTTTTTAGTCGTTTTAATTATTGTTACGCCGATGGTTCATCGTTTATGGGGGTAATATGGGTTCTAGAGTAAAAACAGGAGCAAAACCTCGGCCTTGCGGATTGACGTATTACAGAAAAGGCGGGGCAGTATCTAGTAAATCAAAAGGTAGCAAAATTTGTCCGGAGGGAAAAGCTTGGGCAAAAAGAACTTTTGATACTTATCCTAGCGCTTACGCTAACCTAGCCGCTTCAAAGTATTGTAAAGATCCAAATTACGCTAAGAAGTCTAAAGGCGGAAAGCGAAAAGGCAGGTAATGGGTAAGTTGCAAGATTGGGTAGATCAAGAGTGGGTTCGAATAGACAGTTCTGGAAATATTGCGGGTCCTTGTGGCACGTCTAAAAACAAGAAAAAACCTGACAGGTGCTTGCCTAAATCTAAAGCTCAAAGTTTAAGTAAATCTGAAAGAGCCTCGACTGCTCGTAAAAAGAAAAGAGAAGGCGCTAAAGGTAAACAAGTTGTGGCTAATACAAAAAAAGCCAAAGTAATACAGATGGAAGCGGGTGGAGTGGTTGCATTAGGGTGCGGTCAAGTTTTGCCTGACCGAAAAAAATACACTACTGGCGCAGTTTCTAAAAAAGCATGACATTTTTTACTGGAGATCTTGTGGAAAAAAAGGTTTTAGAAGAGATTAAATCTTGGTCTAAAACAATATTAGAAAAACCTAACGTTTTTTTTAATAATTTACCGCCTTGTCCTTATGCTAAAAAGGCTTGGCTAGATGATAAGGTAGCCTTTTTGTTTAAGAACGAAGATAGTTATCAAAATTTGTATTCAGCGTTGTCTCAGTGGGAAGATACGCACGACTTAGCTATATTAGTAGATTTTACGTTTGAAGAAAATTGCGAAAAGTTTCATAAATTTTTAGATGAAATAAATCTTGCAATTTCAAAGGGTTTTTTTATAGATAAAGACATGTGGGTTATGGGGTTCCATCCTTATGATGACCCTCCAGAATTTTCAGAGGAGGCAGAATTTGAGCCTTTGGTTGACGTGGAATATGCAATGATTTTTGTTCAAAGACTTTCTAAATTACAAGAGTCCGCGCACAAAATTAAGAAAAACGGGTATTATGACAATTATGATAAGGAGTATAATGCTTCTCATATTTTTAAACGTAGGGAAGAACTTTACAGGAGATTAAAAAATGGCAATGGCACCTAAAAAAATGCGTGGCGGCGGTATGGTTAAGAAAATGCGTGGCGGCGGCATGGTTAAGAAAATGCGTGGCGGCGGTATGGTTAAGAAAATGAAAGATGGCGGCGAAGCTACCAACGGCATGAGCGTTGCAGATCTTCGTGCAAAAGCTAAAGCAAAAGGGTACAAATTAGTTAAGGCAACCTAGTTATGGCTACTTCAGGAAGCAAAGATTTTGAGTTAGATGTAGCCGATTACATTGAAGAAGCTTTTGAGCGATGTGGCTTAGAAGTTAGGACCGGTTACGACCTAAAAACAGCCAAAAGGTCTCTTAATCTTATGCTTGCTGATTGGGCCAATCGTGGTTTAAATCAATGGACTATTGCACAACGGTCTTTAACGTTAACCGCAAATGATGGCGAGTATAATTTAGGAACAGATGTGATTGATGTGTTGGGCGTGGTTATTCGAGTGTCTAATACGGATTATTCGTTGGAGCGTCTAAGCCGAGACGAATATCTTACTATACCTACAAAAACTACTTCTGGCCGCCCTAATCAATTTTTTCTGGATCGGCAACTTACGCCAAATTTAAAAGTTTGGCCTGTACCCGATAGCAGCACAACATACACTGTGTACTATGATGCGTTGACACGTATGGATGATGCAGACACGTTTGTTAACACAATGGATATGCCTTTTAGGTTTTATCCTTGTTTAGCCGCAGGTCTAGCTTACTATCTGTCTTTAAAAAAGAGTCCGCAAAGAACACAGATGTTAAAAGCTATCTATGAAGAAGAGTTTCAACGTGCCGCAGAAGAGGATCGAGACAGAGCTTCTTTTAACGTTGTTCCTAAGTTTAGTTACTACAGGTCGGGTTAATGGCTAAGTTTGCCACAGGGAAAGACTCTTACGCTATTTGCGACAGATCCGGATTTAGGTATCCGTACAAAGTTATGCGTCGTGAATGGAACGGTTTATTAGTGGGTCCCGACCAATATGAGCCGAAACACCCGCAATTAGGTCCTTTTAGGAAAGTAGTCGATCCGCAAGCTTTACAAAATGCTAGACCTGATCGAGTAGAACCTACGGATGTTTATGTAGGGATTCCTACGGTAGAAAATGAAAATTTAAGACCGGTTACCGGCTTTACACAAGTTGGTACGGTTACGGTGACCACCTCATGAGTTTTACTTATTCTCAGTTAAAACAAGCTATTCAGGGTTATACGGACAAC